TCTGAGGCAGCACCTGGCACGGCTGGGACGGAAGTCGCTGTCGTTCTCAAAATCGGTGGAGCTGCATGACAAAGTCATCGGGCATTATCTGAACATAAAACACTATCAATAAGTTGGAGTCATTACCACCGTCGCCTTCTCATATCTGGCATTCTCAATTCCAAGGGAACAGATGCAATCAACGCTGGCATCAATCCAGTTTGAATCATGCAATCCCAAATGGTCTCAGGAACAACAAGACTCTTTCAGGCGGCTTGCTGTATTACTGGATGAAAAATATGCTGGTAAAATTACCATTTCGGCGGACTCTTCAGAGAACCCGTAATTATTCCCGGTAGTTTTCCTCTGTAGGTTATCAACACATCCTGCGCCTCTAAAATTACGGGGCGCTTTTCCGGCGACTGCTCATCCCCTTCACATAACCCGGCAGCAACATCCAGGAAGACCTGTCTGATGCTCCTTCTGGCTGCTGCCTCATAAAACTCCAGCGCGGCACCTTCAACACGGTCCAGCGAGATGTCCAGGTCAAAAATTTCACCGTCAAAGCGTTTTTTGTCCCGTAACGCTAAAGTTACCGTAACTTTATTCTCAAAATTGCGGATCCCTTTCACAATCAGTTCATAGTTTTGAGTCATTGAATTACTCTCCCCGTGCAGCCTTACGACGGTCCTCTCTGATTTTGAAATACAGGTTAGTCAGATATGTCAGCAGCCCAAACAGCAGACTCCCCAGCACGCCTATTGCCGCCCACTGAGACGGGGAAACCCTGTCCAGCAACTGCAGGAACCAGTAGCCCGTTCCCACCGCTGACGTGGTGTATGACACACCTGTTGTGATTTTTTCCATCTGGTACATACCCCGTCTCCCGTTATCCGGAAGCTGACAACAATAAAAAAAGCTACCAGTTAAGTACTGATGGCTCTGATAACTCATGCAGGCATCTCAGACGACCCACTGACACTACCGGTGAGTTTAACGATACCTTCCATTTGACTGGCTCACTTTTTATGATGATGCTGGTGCATTTATCTCCAGCACCAGACTTTCTATCTCAACGCCATACGCTGCATTTTTGGTAATATCCGTCAGCGTCAGCGCATTCAGCCCCAGTGTCAGACTGTCTTTTATGACCTGGAATGCCGGGCCAGCCACTCCATTCAGTTTCGGAGTAACCGTGGCACTGCCGGCGGTGAACACCAGCTCCAGCGTCTGCCAGTCGTTACTGTAATTCCCGAACTCGCCCAACTTTGTGTTTCCGGCTTTCTTGTGATGCATCAGATTCAGTTTGCCGTCTGTGGTCTGGGTGAAGAACGACATCAGGAACGGGTTACCAGTTCCGGTCATCGCCACGACGTCAGGTAACGCTACATCGGTATACAGATAAATTCCCAGACCGAACTGGTTGTTGGTCAGTGCGCCTGACAGTCGAAACTTACAGCTCAGTCTGCCACCCCGTGTCAGCAGGGAGACTGCGTCATCCACCGGATGCATCAGGGACCAGGTTTTATTGCTCTGCTTGGTAACCTTAAACACACCATCTTCCAGCGCAACACTGCCGCCGGTGATGGTCCAGCCCTGCGCAGCAGCCTCTCCGGCTGTCGGCAGCAGGGAGACTGTACGAACGGATGTGTCACCATCAGACGGCCCCGATGGCGTGTCGCCGCCGGGCGAGGGTTTAATCTCCGGTGCGGTACCGCTGATGAAGGCGCTGGTTCGACCAACTGCGTTCAGAATAGCGGTTGCCAGGCGATCCGAAATAATGCCCCTGCGCGCCCATGAACTGAAATGTGTCGGACGATTTGACGATACCCAATTACCATTACTACGGGATTGCGCGCCGTAATAACCTGCATCAGCAATATCCGGGTCTTCTGCCGGTAAGTTGGTGGGCGTGTTGTTGCCGTTACCGTCGGTCATGAACGGCACAAAGAAAACGTTGTCGCTCTCCCTGTTTTTGTATGCGCCGTAGACGGAGTCATACTGTGTGCCGTATGTGTTTTTCCAGTAATACGTCGTGTCGCCACAAATCCACGGTACAACTGCAGCACTGCCGCCATGGCACTGCGCGTTAAATCCGGAAAGGTCAGTACGGAACTGCTTCAGCATGGCCGTGAACAGGTCCGGTTGCTGTGCGTAGGTGGCAGCGCTCATGTCAAATTCGCCCTGCATCCAGCACACCGCCAGCAACACATTTTTCGGGTTCTTCTGTAATGCCGCTTTGGTGCGTGCGATCAGGTCCTGATATAACGGTTTACCCACACCCCAGCGTACCGAATCCTGGCTGGCCCCCGTGTCCGCACTGAATGTCCCCTCCGCGCCCTGGGTGAATGCCGAACCACCACGACAGCATGGTACCAGCAGGATCCCCGCGTTATTCGGGATATACGGAAGCAGTTTTTTGGCAATATGTAAGCCCTGGCCGACACAGCCGTACTGCCCTTTGCTCAGGTCTGCCTTCGGATGATTCAGTGCGCTCATATCCTGAACATCATGCAGGCAGTGGTCTGCCGGAATGATGTCGTTAAATGCGCATGCTTTACCACCGGGAGTCACTGTGTTGCGACGGGCCAGTTGCTTAATGCGTGGGTGGGGCGCATCGTAAGAATCCGGAAGCGGAAGCCCTTCACCGTAAGCCATGGCATTGGATTGCCCGGCCAGTACGATGACGTAGTACCACTCCGGCTCAGTTGCACCACTGACGACCACATCACCTTCTGCTGCAATCGCCTGCATCAGGGTATAAGGGGTTATGGCCACCGGACTACCAAACGGCTGCCAGCCCTCTTTCAGTTTATGTGTCAGCTTTTCCGCAAGATCTGACGGCGACGCCGCCCTGACAACATCATAGTGTTTAAATGCCATGGTTCTTTCCACCATCTGAAAAATGATTCTTTAAAATACCTGACATGTAATACAGAAAAAACACAAAACCATACCTTAAATAAAAACCTCATCATCAAGCAGATATGCATGGATAAACTACAAGACGAGATATAAACCACCCTGCATTTAAATAAACAATAAACAACATCAGAAAAATAATTCTGCTCTATGGTTTACAATCAAAAATATCATTTATACTTTTCAGAACATCACCAGCAAGGCATAAACAAGGAAACTAAATGAAGTGGATTGTGATTGATACAGTTATCCAGCCATCATGCGGAATATCTTTTTCAGTCATATGGAGTAAAATAAAATTAATAATCTGGTATCAATCGGATGCTTTCTTACCTCCTGAAAGTATATTTACACTGACTCACACAGGCATCATGCTCAATAACAAAGTGCTACCTGTAACCATTTACAACGTAGTACCATTCAATAAAACATTCTGGAATTTAATCAAAAACAGCCAGGAATGCCCTACAAATACAGATAACGTATTGAATGAATGCTTTAATAACCGTTGCACTCTGCAAATATGTCCTTATGGGCTAAAACAACAAAGTCCATAAGGAGTTTACTCACATCTGACAAAATCAATATAAACAGCCCCTCCGGAGAGGGGCTGGAGAGTGGCGCTATGTGCCATTGCATGGTGCCGGGTGCCTCCCGGTGAATTCAGTACCAGCACCTGAATCCGCGATTATCCCATATACCTACTCGCTGATTGCCCCTCCGCACAGGGGGATTCACCATGCCAGTTTCTTTTAACAAACTCCCCGCAAACCAGACAACAGTCAACCGCCTAAATTGTGAGACATTTAAAAAAAAGGCCCACAAAAGCGAGCCAGGGAAAATAAGTGTGGCGCGTTGTACTGGATTCGAACCAGTGACCGATTGCTTAGAAGGCAATTGCTCTGTCCGGCTGAGCTAACAACGCATGATGCAGATAATGGACCGCCATCGGGGACTTGAACCCATAAGCGCTAACTTAAGGGTTGAACCATCTGAAGAATGCGACGCCTCGGTGCCTCGTTAAGACGATGCCTCGCGTTCTTCAATTGCGTTTTGTAGGCTGTCAGGGATACTGTCCCACGAATGGCCACCTGTAAGCTCCAGATGACCATTTTTGTTATTCTCCACAACGAGTTAGTTCTTCTTTTCGGATCCGGCACTTCTGGGGGGGAAATCCAGCGATGGCTGGATTATGTCGTCAATTAAAAATGCGGCGAGTAGATTAGCAAATATCCACGCTTTCGCGAGTTCAGGTTCCTTTGCACGCAAAGCATCCAGGTGCAGCAAACTTTTGAGCCGCTTAAAAGCCAGTTCAATTTGCCATCGCAGACGGTAACAATCAGCCACTTGCTCTGCTGAATATTCATCTTCCGGTAATGATGTTAGCAATAGCACATGGCCCGCTGCTTCCAGCGTTTCCGCCTGAACTACTCGTCCTTTTCGACGATTCTCGCTGAGCAGTCGGGTTTTACTGATTAATGCTTTTTCGGGAGGAAGTGATACGGCAATGAGACGTGCCGGAAAGGGAGCTCCGGCTTTTTTATTACCTGAATTGCCTATCATTACAGTGGTTTCACCGTTCTTACCGCAATCCAGCCCGCGCAGAAAACCCATCATGTCAAAGCGCATTCCTTCTGCAGTTAACCAGCGCAATCCTCGCCAGTGAACCCGGACGATATAATCAGCTTCTCCAAAAGCAAGTGAGCGGATACATTCGGGACGCGAACCGAATCCCCGGTCAGCAATGCGTATCTCGTCTGCCGTTTGCGCAAATCGGTCCAGCCGTTCAGCGTCTCTGCTGTCGGTTAGCTCAAAATCAGTGAACTGACAGGTATGAGGATCATATCCCATATGTAGTCGCCATTCAGCGCTGCCGCCCCCGGGCGCACTGATTGCTGTTCCATCGACAAGACGCAATCTCTTTCCGCTTGTACAACCCGTAACTGCGGCGCGTACAGCAAGTGTTTGTGCGGCAAGTATGCCAAACCAGTCGGCGGCATTCCGCAGCCGCTTCAGGAGAGCCACGTCAGATAATGTTGCAACGTCATGGAGCTGAGCCCATGCAGTGACTTCACGTAATGACATCCCCCCGGGGCCGTAAGCCAGCCCCAGACGTAGCAGAGTTGCAGCATCACGAATTTCGCGGCGGCGGGTTAGAGCCCCGGCATTACGTGCCGAAGTATCCAGTTCTTCGGGCTTACCAATATGGGCCAGAATTGCTGACCAGTTATCGTGAGAGTAATTCATCGGCACGTTAAATCATATCAGGCGTAATACCACAACCCTTAAGTTAGCGCTTATGGG